CCTGTAACTAATCCCAGGTTCACCGGTATGTTTATGTTAGATGAATAGTCTAGTGATAAGAATCTTGCAGATCTTACTTCTGTAGTACTGTTATTCTCTAGAGGATTAATAGGTAGTTCTAGATAAGCAGTATTTGTACTGCCTGGAATTAGTCCGTCAGATATTTCTATTTGAGGGAAGTAGCCATCTGTAGCTTCTATTTCTGATCCTCCGAAATCGCCTGTAAAAGGTTCTCTTAGATCTGTCCTAGATTGAGTTACTGTACCTAGCTTTGTAGTGAGATACCTAGTATGTGATGTATTGAGGTAGGTATCTTCAGGATTGGATCCTGTGATAGTTACCATATCAATAGAGCTAGTATAGTTATTATCTCTCGTTACGATAGGTTCGTTTCTTGCATACTTCGGTCTTTCTAAGATGTGCGGCTTGACGATAATACCTGTAGCTAGATTAGCTCTTGCAGGTACAAAGTCTTTGATCATCTTAAAGAGTGAATTGTCGTAGTACTTTATAAGTCGTATAAAGTCTTTGACGTTGTACTTGCTTAAATATTTTTGGAAATAAGTCTTTCTTAGGTTATCTAAATCAGTATATGAACTTGAATAAGCATCAGTAGGTGATCCTATATACTGGTCTATGTTAAAATATCCTAACTGGTTAGTAGCATCGAGATCAATTACATCCGAAGGTGCAAATCCTACTTCAATATCTGTAGAGTTTCTGCTCAAATCTTGATTAGGTCTTTGGATACTTACGAAAGGCGATAGTACATCTTCTGCTAAGTCACTCTCTTCTACTACCGTTACTTTATTATTTACTTTCTGATTTACTCCTGTGGCAGGGGTAGGTATTAGGTCTGTTACTTCGAAGGGTTGAAAGTATTTATTATTTACGCCTCCGAATAGCCCGTAGCTGAAAGCAGTGCTGCCGCTTATAAAAGAAGGTACACTATTTACAATCTGTGTATTAAACGGTAGATAGATTGTACCTGTTACAGCAGGATGATATGAAGATAGTGATGCACTGTCACTAATACCTGTGATACCTAATTCATAGAGGTCGTAGTCTTTTAGATTAGTAAGGCTTCCTGTTGTATCTAGGTATGGTATATTCAAATTACTTCCTAGAGGGAGTCTATATGTTAGATCGAATACAGATCCTGTAGTAGTATTACTCCTATAGGAGGTTGAATTTATGACGTGCTCATCAAAAGCAGTTTCAGATAAAGGCACTCCCCAGTATCTAAACTCTTGAAAATATCCTTGGAAGTGAGCATTATTAGGACTTAGTACATTATTACTGCCCGTACCTCCCAGATAAGCTCTAAACATAGTATCTACGCTAGAGGTATTAAAGGTATTCCAGCTTCCGTTATAGCTTGAAGATACTGCTCCGTTTACGTAAATGCTCTGCGATCCCTGGAAGGTTATAGCGGCATTTCCTTCTTCATCATAAGCTGTACTCTTAGCATATACCCAGTATCTATTACTTGTACTGTTACTCTGTACCTGTCCGCTTCCAGTCTCTCTCTTAATCATTATATTCCACCATAGAGTTGGATCGTAGAACGGAAGATAAATTGGCGATGTTTTAGCGTAGCCTTCTGATCCGCTTAAAAAGAGTCTTAGGTTGCCATAGTACTGGTAAGAGCTGCTTGGTATTGCAGTTGTAGAATCGTATACTAGATTAACTCCGAATTGGGCTGCACTTCCTTGATTAACTTGAAATATAGATTGCGATGTATAAGTACTGTTAGGTAGTCCTACTGATTTGAATCTAAACTCAACAGTGTCAGGGACTACATTCTTATTCGAAGCGCTAACAAAGTAGTAGTTCTGACCTACCCAGGGCAGTTTTAGATTTATACTACTCGAATTATAATAAGCTAGGGAATGTCTTCTTTGTACTAGATCTGGTGTTGTAGCGGATTTATCTGACCCTCCATATTCGTTAATCCTCAAAATACTGTCCGGGATTCCAAAGCAATTAATAAGAGCTCTTAATCCTCTCATCGTACCTTTCGTTTTTAGAAGATAGGGTACGTTATGGTAGAGTCTTTTATAGTATCCTTTCGTTATGTCATCGCCCGGTATGGTTTCTCCAGCTTGATAAGTATCCATGTAGTCTGGATCAACATATTCGGACACGACATATAATCCGTTAGCGGCGTAAGGTATATAGTACTTTATCATCTCGCTACCTGTAGGCGGAACTGTAGATCCGTCAGGATTTGTAGCGAGGAGAGAGTAGTAGATATTATCAGAAATGCTTGTATTTGTATAAAGCTTAAGACCTAATGCTCTAATAGCATCTCCTACTAAATCTTTCGATATACCTTTAGTTAGATTATTGTTGGCATTATACCGCTCTGTAACATCTTTTAAGTAAACCCAAATATTATCAAAGTGTTGCCCTATCATATTTAAGAATGTTTGGTAGGGGAGATTTGCAGGATCTTGCTTAAGATATTCCGGGATTGTATTTACTACTGCATCTTTATTCTCGATGTCGTATATTGAGGCGGAGTAAAGTATGCTTTGAGTTGTTGCAGTAGGTACTATACCAATATCGCCTAGCCAGTTACGTGCTTGTGAGCTAGTTACTGAGTATAGGGTGTAGGGTTTTGTAGTATTTGATTTAGGCCACGCTGTTGAACTAGATTCGAAATAAAGGTAGTATTCGTATCCGTCAAACTTCTCTACGAGAGCATCAATCTTAGCTTGTAGAACTGCTTTACTTCCTGATGTTATACTGCTGTTACCTGTTACTATCGATAGGTTGTTGATATCATTCGTGTATTGCTCTATAAGACTTGCTTTGTACTTAAAATTATTCAACCTTTCAACTGTAGAAGAGAAATGTATAAAGTTGGAGAAATTAGAGTAATCTACGTTAATATCTAATCCCTTCTCCTCCATTATGCTTCTAAGTTGTTGGAAAGAGGCTGAAACAGAAGTTTGAAATAGGGTTGCGTAATTATATGTAGGAGTCGTCTGCCCTATTTTTTCGAGAATATCGACATTGTAATTAGGTCCTCTAAGAGCATTCTGCTCTATAACTTCTTCTATAGGTACGTCTATCGTAACTTGATACCCTACCTCATCACTTAACTTATCTACAGCCCAGAAAGTACTCTTTTCGCCTAAATCATCAGGCAGGGGTTCATATAGTTTTATAAGTAAACATCCTTCTTCTTCCTGTAGTGCATAAGCTACGTTAACAGCTATAAGAAGTCTATTATCTCCGAAGTTTAAGTAGAAGTCAGGGTAATAGGCTTTAGTAGAGTTTTGTAGATTATAATCGTTGAAGGTCTGCTGTAACTCGTCATTTGATAGGTCTTGTCTACATACTCTGAGCTCTGTTCTATCTGTAGAGACTTCTTTAATCCAGAATTGATCCGTTACACTGCTTCTAAATAGTTTTCTAAAGAAGTTGTAGAGTATTCTAACGGACCCTCTATTGAATCCTGCACTCCTGACATCTGTCTCTGGATCTAATTCTAGGACAGTAAAGAGTCCTGTTACGGGGTCTATATTATTAGAGTAATAAGAGTCTACGAAATAGTTCGTAGATATTATAGTATCTAGACTATCGTATATAAAATACTCTACATAATCTTGCTGTAGACCAAACGGCCTTGATATTCTTGCACTACTAACTAATGAAGTATCTCTACTATCATAGGCTTGAAAAGTATCAGCGGTAGTGGCTTGTTGTATATTTACTATTTCCATTAGGTTATCGTGCTTATATCTACAATGCTCTTATTAGCTTCTAGAAGCTGTTGTCTTAAACTGTTAATTTCATCTATCAAAGCTTTTTCATTGTCGGTCAATATTTCTCCTCCAATGTACTCACTACTCCTTCGTACGAGATATTCATGAGAGTTAGTTTCTCCGGTGATAGGTATCTGAAAGAATAGTTCTTCGTAGAGTTGAAAAAACCTATCTACATCGACAGTCTCTTCCTCAGGGGGGGGAGGGGTTATTAGTTGTCTGAACTGAGTATCTATTACTCTTGTATAGGTTGTTGTGCCGTATACAGTTCTAGATAAGTTTAAGGATTCTTTCATTATCTTCCAACTTTTATTATAATATCATTATCGACTACTACTGTTTCATTACTTCCGGATAAGAAAGTCTTTACAAGAATTTTGTATGATCTTTCCGGTTGTAATCCATTTGTATATAGGGTAAAGTAATTACCGTTACTGTTAGCGCTCAACTTCGTATACTTAGTATCGAAATCTACTATCATCTCCTTAGTCTTATAGTCTTGAATAGCCCAGTAGGATTGTGATGGTAGAAACTTCCAGTTGAGATATTCCGAAGAAGTTGTGAAATTTCGAGCAGGAAATCTGTCTCTAGCTTTAAACTTAATGTTAAACTGAGCTCCTTCTTTATAATCCCCTAAATTATTTTCTGCTAGAAGTACGAAATCGTCTGATGTGATTAATCCGTTAGTCGCACTACCTGTATTATATATCGAATCGTCCCATCTTAGTTCTAGACAAGGCGGATAGATAGTATGTGTATCCATTGAGAAGAACTTAGTCTCTATTGATGAGCTCGGGCTTAATTCTAATGAACCTGTCTGCCGTAGTATAAAGCCGTAATTAGGGATAGAACTATTAAACCAAGCATTAGCAATAGAAGTAACATTCATATTGATATCCTTATCTGCAATATAGTCGTAGGATTGTGAAGCAGAATAAGCAGCGTTCCAGGTACCTCCTCCTGTTGTGTATAAATAAGCTCTCGTATCTGTTGCTGTTCCCCAATTCACAGAATTATCACTAGCACCTACGGTATACCAGCTAGTACCGTTTTTCGGATTCGGCACGTCTGCGAATTTGCCTGTCCCCATTATCCAGCTTTGAGAGACTGGATTACATACAATGCTGTAGTTTTGAGGTAATGCGGAAGCGTACGCTAGAAACATTCTTAATCTTACCTCGTAGTCATAGTTTGATTTTAATGTATTCAAGGTGCTTAGATCTGCATCTGAAAACTGAATTAGCGCTCTCCTAATATTATCTCCTGTAATCGTTGTTCCTATAAATTCGGAAGCATTGACAGAGGATATTTCAAGTATCTCATCTCTACCTGCATTAGCGGTAGGATTGCTTGAATAGATTGTTGCGTCTTGGCTAGGAAATATTTTATATACTGACATTTGTATCTTTGTATTAGTATGTTACGACTTTACCTTGTATATCTATATCAGGGTATTTTATTTCAAAAATAGAAGGATCTAGAGAAGGATATATTACACCTTTTAATGTTCCTGCGGAAATATCGTAGGAGTATTTTGAATATCCTAAATTCTCTCCCGTCTTATTAGCTATCTGTACTGTCTGTACGGACTGCACTCCTACTACTTGTGCTATCGTATTATAAACTTCAGATAATATTATAGGCTGGTTTATCTGCCATTTACTTATCTCAAAGTAATCTTTTAGTGCAATTATACAATCTGCAAGTACGTCTCTATTATTATAGTTAGGTCGTAAGACTATTTCAAATGACACTCCTATGTTTATTATATATGCACTTTTCACATTTATCGAATCGGTTAGCATCCTGTACTGTGAAAGATATGCTTTTAGATTTTGCTTTAACGGTGTTGGGGGCTGAGCTAGATGACCTGAAGTGTCGAATCCTAATACGTATATAGAAGCTGCTAAAGGATCCTGTAAGGTACTCTCTGTGCCTATATCCTGCTTGAACATAATATCGTCTTTAGTTATAAAGGCTTTAGCTACTTGTCCAAATTTAGAAGGCATGCTATATGTAGCGCCAATGTAATCCTCTAAGGTAACGGCTCGCATTTGAGATGGAAATTGACTTAATGTATTTAATCTCAATTGCTCTACCGTATCTCCATCTCCTCCTCCTACTGCAGGAGAAGGATTATTTACTGCTACAGAATTTACCGTTTGAGTACCTTTAACAGTATCGACTGTACCTCCTGCAAACGCAGAAGAGAACCCGAGTATTTTAGTCAGTTGATTGGTAGATACATTCGCAAGAGCTCCGCCACCTACTAAGTACTGTACTGTAAGCGTTGTATTTGCGGGTGCTAGTCCGTACGTCTCTGTAGTTGTAAAGTTAGCGGGGTCGTATGCGGTAGTTATCTTACTTAAACTATCTAGTGTACCGAACCCTACCATATTCGGATTAGGAATTATAGGCTCATCTGCATTTACATTTATGCCGGATCCGAATTCTATTTCTAGCGTTTCGTTGGTACGAAATCTCGTAGTAAATCTACGAGGTACTTTTTGTAAATTTAAGATATATGGAACTATTCCGGCGTATTCGCTATAGAGCGGATTAGCACCGGCAGTATTCTGTTGCGGAATCATTACTACATCCTGAGCTAGATATGGAACTTCATACCACTTATTACCGTCGCTATCTACTACGCTTAGAATTTCTATTATGTTTGTATCTTGAATTGTTATAGTCGAAAATCTTTCTGCTAATCCAAACTCGAAAGTTGCAGTTTTTACTGCTCCTGATAATGCTTTAGCTTCTTTCTTCAGTAGATATCTAGTAGGATCTCCGGATCCATCAACCTCGTATACAGAGATTTCTAGATCATCCATAGAGGAGGAGACAGAAAAGTTTACTTTTTCCGGTACGTAGAATTCAACACCTCCTATCGTAGAGGCTAATCTCATACCTTCGTTTATAATTAATGTATAGTCTAGATCTGGGGTGTAATTTCCGGGAGTTCCTTTTGCAGGTACTGTTTGGTATACTTCAAGGTCTACGGTTGCAGCGGAGGTGATTTTAGGCCTATAGCCTAGCATATAAGCTAAGGTGTATAGATTTCCTGTTTGCTTTGCGTACTGTAGGTAAGTTTCTTGTAGTTGATTATCGAGGTAAAACGATAGTACATCTCCTACGTAAGCTGCCATTTCTATAAACATAGATCCTGGCGAGGCTTTTGAAAAGTCGTTGTAGGTTGTCGGAAAGTAAGCTTTAGCGTACTCAATTAGTGCTGATTTGAAATCGGCAAAATCTTTATTTAAGTACTTTATATCTTTAGTGTTTGTACTAGCCATTTTCGAAATTTATTGTAATCTGGTCTGATTGACCTGTATTTACTATATTATATGTAAAGGTTATATTTAATAGGTTCTGATCGTAGAAGGGGGTTATTTTAACATCAACTACTTCTACGTTCGGGAAGTAATTCTCTACTCCGCTTCTTATTAATCCTTCTAACTCTGCTACTCTACTGTCTGTTATCTGCTCGAACACCTCTCTTCTTAATCCTATTCCAAAAGTAGGTTCAAACACTCTTTCACCGTTATCAGTTAAGAGGTAATTTATAATATTATACTTAAGTTGGTCTTGAGTAGTATATACAGAATCAAATACGTTCTGTCCTGCAAAAGGTAACGCTACACCAACAGCGGTGCTAGGTCTAAGGTCGAGAGGGTTTATATTTTTAGCGCCGTATGCCATTAGATCTGCCCTTTAGCTTTTAAGGTTTGCATTAGATTGCTGAAGTCAGGTACTGTATCTATTTCTACTTGATTAATATCATTAGCTGGTCTTGTACTTGCTAGCATTTCAGATACTGATTCTACGACTTGTGATTGAGGTGCGGGCGAGAAAGATTCTCTCTCTTGCATAAGCATTTGAGGAAACCCTTGTGCCATACTAGAATCTGCAGACATCATAGTCTTGTACTCACTTGCATCCATATTAAAAGCTGTTTCAGATAAGAGTTGCTTAATTGGATCGTCGGAGTATATTTGCGGCTTGTTGAACTTAGGTTTAAAACTCTCTCTCGTTTTACTCTCAATAACGGTCTGTTTAGGTTTAATAACCTTAGTTTCAGATTCAATTAAGAAGTTTTTCAGCTCCTCACGGACTGCTTTTTTAACCTCTTCTCGAATTAGTTTCTTAAATGCGTCTAGTTTGTTCATATAATATAAATACTTTTAAAAGTTAAATTCCGTTAGTTTAAATTACTCTCCTTCCTGTGCTTCTCTATCTTTTTCTAAGATATTTCGAGCCTTAGCTCTTAACGCTTTACTAGTTATAGGACTACTAGCTACAGTTTGCCACCTAGTTCTCTGAGCAGGTGTTAGTAGATCCGGCGATGGACGATCTCTCTCAGCTGCTCCTTGAGATACTTTAGCAGTTCTTCCGAAACTTCCAGCGAACTTATTTATAGGCGATGAAGGTTTAAAATTGCCTGACTTAGCTGTTTGTTTCAGGGCTTGTGCAGAGGAACTAGCGAACTTAGCAGTAATCTGCCTGACTCTCCTTCTAAACTTTCTACCCCCTTTCTTGATACCTCTAATAAAGTTCGATACTTCTGCACTGACTGCAGCAGATGTTATAACTAATTCCTGTTCACTTTCAACTCCCACTGATTTATATGCATCTTCTTCAGATACGAAATCCTCTGTTACATCTACAGCAAGTAATCCTGCTAGTTCGCTCTCTCCTACTGCGCCTGTATCTGATACTAATCCTTGATTTTTTAATAGCAACTTAAGTTCTTCATATAAAGTAAATTTATCTGTTGCAAAGGTTAGCTGAGTTTCTGCTACAAGAACTCCTCTTGAGTCTAGAGCTACAGCTCTCCTCCTTTTATTCCTTACACCCCTCTCTACGACCTCCTCTTCTAAAATAGATAATGTATACCCTTCAAATATTATACTGTTTCCAGTAGCTACTGCCTCTGTTGCTGCTGCATAACTGTTCGTAAAAGCATTTAGCCTGCCTATACTGCTACCTATTCTAGTGATACCGTCCTGTAACTCTGCTACAACTGGACCGCTCGTACCACTCAACTGTTCGCAAGTCTGTAAGTTAAATATAATTATATCTACGAGCCTTATCAACTCTTGAATTTTTGCTGTAACTCCGAGTGTAAAGCTATAAATCAGTTCTACTAGGGACTTTATCTGAACTACTCTTTTTAATCCGTTTTCTATAAGTTTTTTTACATTCTGGAGTGCATCGGAGAATTTCTGTGTAATAGTTACGACGGTAACCATGTTGGGTATAGGTATGAATGAGAGTACTTTAGCTACTACGTTGAGTACTTTTAGTAGTACTTGAGCTACTTTTCCGATAACTTGTAGTATTTTTACGAAATTTAAGATTTTTAGAATTATCTGATTTAGAGATTTTAACGTCCTGGCTACATCTCTAAATGCGGGAAGTAATCTAGCAGGGTCTACGGCTTGCTGAAGTCGTTTTAGTTGATTTGCTACGTTTAAATTTCCGGCATTATTAGCTATATTTAGAAGGTCCTGTACAGATTTCATATTAGCTATAGAGGATACGGTTGATTGAACTCCTCTTATTTTAGATAGTAGTCTTTGTACTTCAGCATTAGGAATTGTATTTAGATTTCGGAATTGAACAGATACGCCTGTACTACTTGTAGCAGGTGTAAATGCAGATAATGTTCCTTGTATATCATCTAGGAAGTTTTTAGCATTCGCTAGCTGCGGCATAACCGCTACTGTATCACTATCGATATTACCGACGATACTCTGCAGTGCTTCATTGATCTTACTTACTTGGGATGGGTCTTTTAATGAATTAGCAGATAATGTGTTTGAATCTATTACCTTTGCAAGTTCTTTAGCTTTATCCTGTAGCGCTGCTAGTTTTCTACTCACGACTGTATTCGCACCTGTTACTGTACTTAAGTTCAAGTTAGATGTTGCATACGTTAGGACATTACATAAGTCGAATTTTGATATTTCTTCAACGAGAGGCTTTATGCCGTTAACCTTCGTTTTACTGCCGGGTAGTTTAATACCCGTATTCTTTAACTTACTACCATAGTATATATCGTCGATATTCTTCTCTAGAACACCTAGCTGTTTTGAAATACTTGTTATTATACCTTCTAATCCTTTTGCCATTATAGTGTATATGTTACGTTAGATAATGATCCTGAAAGGCTAGCTTTTATCTCCGGACATGTGCTAGATAGAATTGTACCTGATTTAACGATGGCGGGAATAGCTTTCTCTAGCTCTGTTTCTGACATAGTCGATAAAGCTTTTCCAAATGCAGTAAGTGCTTCTAAAAGCCTAGTCATCAATTCCATATTAGTTTTACCGAGTATGACAGGCTGTCCGAACCTCTCTGCACCTAGTCCTAACTCTATCTTAGGTGCATTTATTAACAGCCTTTGTTTTATATCTAAATTCACTGTTCCGAGACTTGATAGTGCTATAGCTTTTTTTCCGAATAACATTATACTGTCATCACTTGAATGTAATGTTATTTTACCGGAGGATAGTATGATCTGATTTCCGGAATACTTAAAGTCTGGTTTGTAAGGTGTGTTTGCCATGCTTATATTCTTCTAAATATGTATCCTACCCATTTGTTAGAATCTTTACCGCCATATACCATAGAGGAGCCGTAGTTGTTAGAGAAGCTTGCAGCCCATTTAGATTGTCTTCTAGATTTACTAGGTGCTACTTGATTTGAAATACCTCCTGTATATATCTGTGTATGTCCATAAATGTACGGGTAGTTATTATCTCCTGTCGGCACTAAGGACCTATAATTTACTATATCTCCAATATTCCAGGTATTATTTATTATCTTAGCTATTAACTCTGATTTAGTCATGACCCCTAACTCGTACATTGTGTAACCTAACTTTACTAAATTCTTCCGATAGATCTCATCCCCTGCATTTCCATGTCCTCCTATAAAGTCTCCGCTAACCTGTCCTCCCGCTAAAGCTTGCTTATACCAATAAGCGATATGGTAGGTATACTGTGCACATCTAGATATAATTCCTTTGTTTTTACCGAACACAGCGTTCATAGCAGTCTCCATAGCACCTTCATTACCTTTGAGGCCTTGTGGAATAAATTCGTCTTTCTTTTTAGTATCGGGCGGAGGGTCAGGGACTTCTGCGCGATCTTTTAACTGTTCGTCATCTGGACCTGGCTCTTCATCAGGCGTATACTCGTTAACATCAAAAGACAGTCTTAGGGTCGATTCATCGGCTACAATAACTTCTAAGCCTTCAGGTAGTACATCTTGAGTAGTTGTTGAAGTACCTTGTCCGGTATTGTTAGTTACATTATTTAACGTACTACCTGTCTGTTGGTTTACAGGTGCGTAAGGTACTTTATTAGGGTTATTTATAGCATCTACTCCTATCTTTCCTGCATTCCTTGTACCGAATGGGTCTAATAATACATTAACACTACTATTAAGTGTAGTTCCGTCTGGCATTACTGTCTGTGTTAAGACTGTAGCTGTAGGATTAGATCCTGTAGTAGGTTGGCTTATTGACGATGTAGGCTGTAAGGGTCCTATAAAGGATTGGGTTGATCCTGTAGTAGATTGATTAATTTGAATCGTAGTCTTACTCTGAGGTACTATACTCGGAATTACTGTTTCTGTGGAAGTTTGAGCGTATTGTAGTTCGCTGTTAGATTGTGAGATCGGTGATTTAGTATCTGTACTCGTAAGTGGTGTAGTTGCTCTCTGTACTTGAGGTTCTTGGAGCGTTGTACCTAAAGCGAAGGTATCTAGCGTATGTGCATTTAAGTCTGTGATTAGGACTACTTGACCGGAGCATAAGTAGATTGAAGCTCCGTCTTTATTTATATCTTCTACAGTGTTAGAGAAGATATCCGCAGGGCGCTTATCTCCTTGTCCGTTTCGTATTATCACAATCGGATCGCCGTTTGTGCCTGCACTACTCCATGGATTAAGTGTTACCCCCTTCCTGACTGTACTGCCGAATCTTATAGACTGTCCGAACCTGCCTTGTACTATATAGTCTCCTTCGAATGGCTGTAGATTCTGTATATAATTTAGTTCAGGGAATGTATCGCCTAGCGAGATAGATTTCGAAGAGGTAGTGGCTGAATAGTTAGCACCTCTTATAGATTCTTGGTATGTAGGCGCTACTGTAGAGTTTTTTTGTACTAACGTCAGTGCATTAGGTAGTGCATTATGATATACGTTATTCCATAGGTTTATAGGCTTCTTGTAGTATAGGTCTTTGCTTAGACTATCGTCATTTAGTTTTATAGATGGACCAGGTACTAGTTCTACTATCTCATATTTTACAGGAAAATGCGTCGAATTGATAGCATACGGCTTTGCAACTGTTGGCGAGTTTTCAGGTAGTGGTTGGCTTCCGTAAAGTACCGTATATTTTATACTCCCTACACTCGTCCATCCGCCATTCGCCTTGAAGTCAGGGTCAGGGTTACCAGAGGCATCTAAAGGCCCGAGTATAACTTTATCTACCCTAGCTAGAATTGTAGTAGGTTTGCCTTCTGTCGAAAGACTGTTGTTATAGAAGTTTGTATTTACGCCTATAAACATCGACATTATGCTACAGATTTTTCGGGTAATGCAGGAAGATCTATACTCTTAATCTCTGCAAATAAAAGTTCTTTATCTCTTTCAGATAATAATTCTCCATCCCCTTCCGATACTTTATTCGTAGCCA